TTTTGTGCGTTTGCTGATTTCTTCTGGCGTAATTAAGCCAGTGCCAGCGCAATTTTTGCATTCACTTTTTTCATACATATAACTTTGATGAAAAATATCGAAATCCTTTTCATACAATGTAGTACCATTACCTGCGCATTCAGGGCATGGGATATATATTTCTTTACCCGCCATTGTTTAATCCTTTCGGTCTGAGCGTTGGCTTGATTGATATTGATGCAGAACTGACATAGTTTGTCTCAATGCATTGCGCCATGCTATCTAAATGTGCATATGGCTGATACGCTGCTGGCAATGCATCGCCGCACTCCATTGCGCTGCGATACATTGTGTCATTGCTCAACTCGACGCCGCCAATGACGTATGTGATAATGAGTGTTGTGTAGAATGTCATAATTTCTCCTTATTAATAAATTGTAGCCCATTTAACCAATTGGGGTCATAATTATAAATATTTATCTTACGTTTGCTTGTTTGAACCCATGTATTTTTGTGTCCAATGCCCATGCGTGTGCCGGCTAATTCCCAGCCCATAGCTTGCCAAAAGAAATTGCTTTCTAAATCATCAGCGCAACCTGCGTCGAATGATAATGTGCCAATAGATTTGCCCCAGTTTACAATTACACTTAGTAGCTGCTTACCTCTTTCAAATTTTCTTGCGTCTTCTTGTAAGCAAATCTGGGCTATCTTTCCCTTACGATAAATTGCATTTCTTTTACCAAAGCTGGCAAGACAAAAACCAACAAGGTCATCGTTAACAGTACAAACAAATAATTTATCATTGCAAACAGGTGACCATCTTTTGCCAGTTTTTATACCAGTTATAGCGGATTCATACGCCATTTTTGGTATGAACCCTAAACTGAGGCTTTCTTTTTTACTCAAGCTGACAATGTATTTTATGTCTTCAAGCACAGCCTCTCTCACTATTGTATTTTCAATAGTTTTCACTATGGATACCTCACATCATCTTTAGTGATATCACGTCCAATTTCATCATCAAGTCGGTTCATAATTATTCTCATAGCAGTCGTTAGCTCTGATAGTGGAGCTTCCTCTGCTACACGATTAATATTATGCCAAGCGCTTTCCCGATGGGTAACTATAGTTTTTACTTCTGGCTGTGGTTTTTCTTCCAATGGCGTATTGTAGCCTTTATAAGCAAAATCATTAACCTCATACCTATTCAAAAAGGCCAGTAAATCAGATTTATTTGTAGGCACGTCATACTCGACATATGAGCCTAACTTTTTAGCTTCGGATTTTGTGCCAGCCCATTGACCTAAAGGTGTTGTATATAATCGCATTTTATTCTCCTCTTATTTCATTATAGTAAAATCGTGTGATACGGGGATGCCAACCCCATCATAAAAATCATCATCTGACTCTAAGTCAAAAAAGCCTTCTGCAATTTCTTGTTTAATATATTTAACAGCCGAAACAATTGACTTATCCCCATAGCCTACACAAGATAATCCTGAAGATATAAACCCCTTACCTTTTGGGGCATAAAACGTAATACCCCACCAATTTCCAATTCTATCAAATGGATAAGTGTAAGAATTATAAGCTTCAATTATTACGCCGTGAGGCTCGCAAATTTCTTTAAGTTTATCTAAAGTTTTCATTATTTTCCCCAAACGTTAATAAATTGATCCAGAAAAACTATAATCTCTGGCAAGTGTACGGCGGCTACAGCAAATAATGCCATAGCAAATCCGTCGATTATCATTGTGGTGTTCATAATTTATTTCCTCATTTTTGCATTTATACAGCCATTATAAGCATTTTTGCGTAGCGGTCAAACACTTTATATATCATTTTTATATCATAATGTACTTGTGCATCTATTTGTATTGCTTTATTGCTGGTTTTATCAGACCCAAGGAGATTTAAAATGGTTGATAAAAGAGTATTAATTAATTTTAGCGAGCAGCAATATGATGCTGTGGCAAAGGCTGCGCATAAATCTGCATTGCCTTTCAGTTCGTTTGTCCGCATGGCTTCATATATGGAAGCAACTAAAGCGGGCGTGGAAGTTGCAAAGCCAGACAATGAGGCTGAAGCTGAAATAATTGCGTCGGATATTGTAGAATGATTATTGTTGGCGTTGATCCGGGCTTCTCTGGGGCAATTGCACATTATTGCACGCGCACTAAAGATTTAGACGTGCAAGACATGCCCACTATACTTAACAATCGTGGAAAAATTGAGATAGATATACATTCGTTATTACACATGCTTGAGCCAGAAGCGAAGGATCGTATGGCTGTGCTTGAGCAAGTTGCGTCACGTCCCGGTCAATCTTCAGTCGCTACATTCAGGTTTGGCATGGGGTACGGCGCGTTGATTGCGTGTGTGGCAGCTAATAAAACTCCCATGCACTTAGTTACACCTAGCAAGTGGAAGAAACACTTTAATTTATCATCTGATAAAGACACTAGCCGCCAACTTGCAATTCAAAGATTTCCAGACCATTATGAGAGGTTCTCGCTTAAAAAGCATGATGGGCGTGCGGAAGCTAGTTTAATTGCTCTGTATGGAGCAGAAGTTTTAAATAAATAATTATTATAGGAGAATACAAATGCAGATAATACCAAGTGAAGAACTATCGAATAAGGCATACCACGAAATGCCTGCAATATCGTCAAGCGCTGTGAAGACAGTCGCAACGTCATCGCTGTACCACTGGAAGAACACCACGTTTAATTCCACGCCAGCTATGATTCTTGGCTCGGCATTTCATGCGATGATGCTAGAGCCAGAGAAGAACCTTGTGCATGATTCAGGTTTATCACGTCGTGGCAGCAAAGCTTGGAAGGAACAGGAAGAGTTCTTAACTGAAGACGAAATTTTATTGCCAACAGGCGAGTACGAACAGTGCAAGAAAATGGTTGATGGTTGCTTGCAAAATAAAATGGCGAAAAATTTATTGACCAACAAAGACATGCTTGCTGAATACAGCTTCATCGCAGAATGTTCCGAAACGGGGCTTGAGCTTAAATGCCGCCCGGATGCATTGTTAAAAGAGGCAGGCATTGTGATTGACCTGAAGTCTTGTTTGGATGCATCGCAGCGTGGCTTTGATAAGTCGGTGCGTAATTATAGATATGATTTGCAGGCGTGCTTCTATCGATATGTATTAAAGTTATGCGGTTATGAAACTACAAATTTTATTTTTATCGCAACTGAGAAGAACAGCTATGCCACAGCTTGCTATGAATTATCAGATAAATATAACAAGTATGCCGAAGAAGAAATGTTCAGGACATTGCGTAAAATTAAAGTGGCACAAGATACAAACACGTTTGATACCGGGTGGCCTGAACTTGAAACATTACATTTGCCAGCTTATCTCGACGAAAATCACGGCTTATGAGAAATCCCAGTGCAGGGGTGCTGCACACATTTAAAGGAGTTGTAAAATGCAACACATAATAAGCGGCGTGAAAGCGCTATACCCAAGACTAAATGCTACTTACAGGTTTGATCAGGAAGAATATAAGAGCCAAAAATGCTCGCCTGATGCCGAGGGTGCAGCCTACGAAATGTCATTTAATTTGACAGGTGAGCAATGTAAGGAGCTGAACGCCATTTGTATGCAGGCATATAAAAATGCGGCGGCAATGGATGCTAACAGCAAACGCAAGTGGCCTGAACAGCCACTCAGCTTGCCTTACAAGCGAGATGACGCGAAGCAAGGTGATTGGATTGGCAAGGCTAAGTTAAAAGGCGCATATTCAGGCGAAGTTACGAATCCGCCACGCCAAGTAGATGCATCACGAAAGAAGCTGCCAGAAGGATTTGAGCTTACTTCTGGTTCTACTGTGAATATCGCATGCACTGTAGTGCCATATAATACGGGAACGCTCAATGGAGTCTCATTAAGATTACGTGCAGTGCAGGTGTTAGAGTTAGCCGAGAAGCAAGAGGCAGATGACCCGTTCACTGAAGTATCTGGTGGTTATTCTGGCGGCGCGTCACCTATCAATGGTGTTGAGCATGACCCATTTGGTTTGCCACCAGCTACGCCGGCAGCGTCAAATGATCTGGAAGATGACATTCCATTTTAAATAAACATGCCGTTAGACAGAACTAAATGAGGTTTTGTCTAACGGACACGACAGGACATTTGCGAGACATGTCCACCATGTCCGAGACAGGACAAGACAAAAGTAGGACATGTCCACCATGTCCGATAAATCGAGGAAGGAATAAAATGCAAAATACGAAATTTCCAAATGCAAGCTGGGATAGATACTCAGATAAAATTATAAGCGCACTATCATTGAAAAAGACCGCCATAGGTGAATATCATGGTTCTTGCCCGGTATGTCAGGGTGAAGATAGGTTTTGGATAAAGGAAACTGCTGAAAGTGAAGTCATGGTTAGCTGTCGTAAATGCTCAGATTTTGCTGGCATAAAAGATGCGCTGCGAAGGCAGAGGTTATGGCCTGACGAGAATGAGAAGCCTTTGACAAAAGAATACAACATAAGTTGGCCTGAACCAGAGGCAGAAGCCACGCATCCATACTTGGTTAAGAAAAAGATTGGGCTTGGCAATGCATCTATAAAGGGTGACATATTGGTTATCCCTGTCATTAATTCTAAGGGTAAGCGTGTAGGCACGCAGAACATTAATCCGACAGGCGCAAAGAAATTTTCCACTGGTATGCCTGTCGTTGGTAATTTTAGCGTCATTGGCGGCAAATTAGACGATCTTGTTTACATATGTGAAGGATGGGCAACT